ACAGGTGGGCCAGTGTACCAAGAGGTGATCTTTCCTTGGAGCATTGGTGGACATGGCGCCGGCTATAGATTTGACATCGTCGTTCCACATCTAAGGATGATCGTTGAGTATGACAGTCTCATGCACAGGGAGTTCAACAAGTTCTTCCATAAGACAAGGGCACAGTTTCACGCAATGCTTCTTAGGGACCAGGTAAAGGATAAGATGGCGAAAGTAGCAGGGTGGAAACTAATACGGGTACGTGAAGGATCACCGGAGGGAGGACTCATTGTCAGAAGATACATCGACCAGCAACGGGCAAGAATTAACGACTGAGGCAATTCCTGTAAAGGATATCGCGGAACTCCATGATCTTTCAGAGGCCATGAGTGAGCGGGCCCGTACAGAGATCAAGTTGACACCTATAGAGGCAAAGGCTGTACGCGCGGCCCTGACGGGCCAGATATATCTTGGAGATCATGCCAGCCTTCCTATGGTCTGCTGTGGCCCTAAATGCCCTATCGCCGCTACTTGCCCTCTTCAACAGATAGAAAAGGCTCCTATGGGCCAAAGATGTCCAATGGAGATGGCTCTAATGGGCACATGGAAGGCCCAGTATGAAGGGTCTCTAGAAGCGGACTGGAACGATAAGGTAGAGAGACAGGCAGTGATGGATCTCGTAGAGGCCGACATCTTATCAGCAAGGGCCAATGGGATCATTGCTGTAGAAGGTTTCATCATGGAGAATGCCATAGGGATCTCAGAGGCAACGGGAGAACCCATCTTTAGGAAAGAGAAACACGTTGCCCTAGAAGTAAAAGATATGATACATCGTAGGAAAGAGAGACTCTTGAAGTCTTTGATCCTTACGCGTGAGATGAAGAAGAAACTGGGTATGGGTGGAGGCGATCCTTCGAAGAAAGAGGCCGAGTTACTAGAGAGGGCCCGAAAGTCAAGGGAAAGAGAAGATGCAGACACCGAAGCTCATAAAAAATAGATTGGGTGAGAGGGCCGCAAAGACGATGGCCTATCTCAGGAAGATTCCTAAAGTGAAGTTATGGGCCACTGCCGGCCTAGGGATTGCTCTCTTTGCCACCGCCACTCAAGGTTCCAAGACTTACGAGAAGGAGCATAACTAATGGGTTTTACTGGGGCCGCTGTACGAGGTGTCTTTACGAGGATGAGATCCTTGGCCACTGTAGGGGCCAAGAGTCTGATTAAACGCGCCCCTAAGTTAAAGATGGATGTTAGTTCTATCACCCATGGTAGGATCCTGCAGAACCCACGTAGAACAGCTTTTGGACACAAATGGAACATGCCCAGCACTTCCTCTATCCGACATATGCTTACCTTGGGCGCCTTTGGTAGCAATAGTAATACTGCTGCCAAATATATGGTGGGCGCTCCCTTCTTCACATTCGCAAAGAATAGTGGTCTCCACGAAAATAATCTTTCCTCAGATGGTATTGGATTGGCTCTCTTTAAGGGACGCCATTCCAATCTCCTATAGGATGACTTATGGCCGAAGATAGAACATCTATTTGGGAATACATCAATCCCTTTGAGGACTTTACCAGTCCAACAAGGGCCTTTATCTATGGACCCTATAGATCACTGGCCAGAGGACAGGCCTTCTTTCCTGGTCTTCTTCCTACACAAGGATGGATGGCATCAGGATTGACAACCAAGACAGGAATGATGAACAAAGTCATTGGTGGCGCCTGGGAAGGAATGACAACACAATCTTTTAGAACTGGATCCGTTGGAAAATTTATTGGGACTGCTGGTCGTTTCTTAATGTTTGGTGGTGGATCTGATATGGGTCCAGAAGCCAAAATGATAGCGGATCGTGGAATGTCTGGAGCCGCAGCCTTCTATAGTGAACAAGCTGCTCGTCCTGGAACAATGGGTCTTAAGACTAAACTCGCTGGAATGAAATCATTAAGAAGTTTAGGTTCTCGTAATGTTATGGCCAAATCTTATATCATTGGTGCGGCCCGTGTTATCAATCCTATTCTTAATCTTTATATGGCCTATCAGATGACATCATGGGCCGTAGAGACAGCCTTTAAAGGCGTAAGAGCAACGGCCGATACTATCAATAGGGCCTCTGATAGAATATCGAATTTAGAACTAGGTGGTGACCTTTCTCATGGATATCTAGGAGAACAGGCTGCCACAGAAAGACAACGGGCCCTACAGGCCATACAATCCTCTCATCTATCGGGTAGGAGATTTATGGGCAATGAAGCGAGCATGTATCATGCCTAAAGCAACAGTCATTAATAAAGAGAATGATGAGATCAAGAAAGAAGATCCTTTAACACCCGAAGAGATTGAGTATGCCCGCATCCTTGAAGATCCTGTCCTATGGTGTGAAACTCATCTTAGAAATCCAGATGATCCCAATAAGTTCATAGAATTTCGTTGGTATCAACGTGAGATGATTCGATACCAACCTATAAAGGTTTGGAGTGAGAAAGATAATAAGTGGGCCTGGGATCAGCGAAAGAAAATTTATAGATGTGGACGACGTGTGGGAAAGTCCATATGTCTTTTGGCAGAGATGATCTGGTTGGCCCATACCAATAAGAACTACAAGATCCTCCTCCTTTGCCCATATGAGGAACAGATGCGTGGTGTATGGACAGTCCTTAAGTCTATGATGCGAGACTCTATCTCACCATCACGTATTGTAGAGAAACCATTTATTGTTGAGTTCTCCAATGGTAGTATCATCCACGGTTTTGTTGGAGGCGCCAAACAAGTTGATGGTGGTGGACGTGGAAGCCCAATGAGATCTTTTGGTGCTGATGTAATTGGTGTGATGGAAATGGACCACGGAATTGACCATGTTCTTAAACCCGTCCTTATTCCTATCATGCTTGGTAAAGCTCACTGCCGTTGGATAGGTGACTCCACACCATCTGGCCGACGCGGACTCTTTCATGAGTGGTGCACAACGCCAGAGTCCAAGGGTGGGGCCAAAGAGTTTCACTACCCATCACGAGTCTCTCCTGAGTGGAATGACGAAGCTGAACAGATTGCCAGAAGGAACGCTAGTTCCGAGTCTGAATATCAACATGAGTACGAAGCGGAGTTTGGTGAGCAAGCCCAAGGTATCTTTAAGTCAGAAGATATTGATGAGGTAATGTCAAATTATAGTTACAATATGAGTGATGTTCAACTCAATAGAGAATACTCGATGGGTGTTGATTGGAACCAGGCATTCGGTGTTAAGATCTATGTTGTTGAAAGAGACAAGAAACGTGGAACTTTTAGAACATTCTTTAAACACGAAGTTCCTAATAACGAATACACACAGACACAGGCTGTGGAACGAATAGTTGACATTAGTAAGAAGATTCCTTTATCCTATATCTATGTAGATCGTGGATTTGGTACTGTGCAGGTAGAACTTCTGCATAAGTATGGTAAAGAACATCCACAATCTAATCTTCAGAAGATTGTAAAGGCTATTGACTTTAAAGGAAATGTAGAGATTCGCGATCCTTGGAGTAAACAGATCGTGAAGAAACCATTAAAACACTTCTGTGTTAACAACGCTGCCCGATTTGTTGAGAATAGAGTTATCTCTATTCCTGAAGAAGAGAATCATAAGAATGGTCTTATTGGACAGATGCGTGGTTATAGTCAGGTAGAGACACCATCTGGCAACATAGTGTTTGAAGCAGAGAATAGAGATGATCTTCTTGTTGCTTGGATGTTGGCTCTTCTTCCCTTTGCTACTGAGAGTGGCGAATTTACACACTATGAAGCTATAAATACAATTGGAAAGATTGCCGATCCTCTTAAACTTGAGGATAAATTTCAACGTAGGGATAGAGAGATAGTTCAGAAGACGAGAAATATCTTATCTACTATTAATACAGGTGGAATGGGGATTAAAGTGCGAAGATTTAAACCTATTGTTGCAGGAAGCACTGTGGTTCCTATGACAAAGACAGATGCACCAATAGGTAGTGTGCAATATCCACTACGAAGAGCACCGGGTAGAAATCGAAGTATGCCAAAAAGGACTAACTTTTAATGGATCCAAAAATAACAAGTACATCTCGTGTTGGTTATGATCCAGAGATCAAACAACCTGTTAAACCAATAAGTCTCGATATTGGTCGTGGAACTAAAACAGGAACCAATGGAACCCCACCCATTAAGTTGGATGATTTTATTTCACCTGAAAGAGTAGGTGAGATTGCTGAAGAAGACCAGAAGATCATTGATGAATTTCTAACACTATATACAGACACCAAGACAAGACTAGGCGAAGTTGATAAACAACTTGATAACTTTCTCGCTACTTTGGCCATTCCATATGATCCTGCCAAATTTCCTGATCTCTATGATGCTCATCAGCATATCTGCGGAAGACCAGGCGCAACTAATGTTATTACCTATCGCGATATTCAAAATCGATGGGCCCTTGAAAAGGAACAATTAAAAAGCACCCTCAGTATACCAAAATCACTTGATGATCTAGAAAGAATGAATTCCGGAGAACTACAGAGTCTCTCTAGCGTTAAAGTTGAAAAGATGATTCAGCAGATGTTGAAACAAGTCTTTAAACAGATCATCGAGTGGGTCCTTACTTTCTTTGAGAAAATCTTTGCTCCTATCTTAAAAGTTAAGATTGTTAATATAATCCCTAAGAAAATTAGGCAGGCTCTTAAGCGCATCATGGGTAAACAAGATCCCATGAAGGTAGCTGAGGAGATGCAGGACGATGTTATTTCGGAACAGGAACTGGAAAATCTTACTAGTGATGAGTTAGCTGCTGCTGGTGGTGGATATATTTCCTCAGCCAAAGAAATAACACAAAGTATTGTTGAAGAACTTCCACCTGATTGTCTTCAACATACAGCATCTTGGAAACAGAATATTGAAGCTCTTGTACGAGATACTAAATATGCGCCGGCCTACTATGCCAAGAGGGCCAATATGATGGCCACGGATCGGATAGAGGCCCTTAATAAATTGGCTGGTATTGGAATACCAGAAGGTAACATAGCCAATGTGGGAGGGACACAACTTAAATATACTAATCCACTGCCAGAAGAATATCTTCGCGCACGAGCGGATGGGAGTACGAAGATTAGCGCATTTGGTGATGGGTTGGTTGATTCTATCAAGCAAGTCAATGGAACTCTCGTTCCTAAGTTAGAAAGAGTTGTCAAGAATCTATTTGAAGATCCAGCACTGCTATGCTGTCTTATCAAGAATCTTATTGGTATGGCCCAGATGAAGGATCTAAAGAAAATACTTCTTTATATCCAAGCCCTTCTTCAACTATATCGAAACTTTCTTGTTCTTGATGTATCTGCTGAACTAGCAAGATTAGGTAACATGATTATTGATCTTGTTAATATGTTACTCCAAAGTATTTTCTCTGCGTACACTGCTCTATTCCTTAATGCCCTAAACAAGAAGGCCATGAAAAGATTAGATCTGGAAAAACTACGAACAAAAGAGTGCGCTCCATGGAATGAGCTTATTAATGTAGCGATAGAGTTTCTTACAGATCTACTTCAGAAGATATGGAACTACCTTACAAGTTTCTTTGTAAACTTCAATCTAGATATTAGTAGATTAAGTGAACAAAGCGATAAAATAGCAAAACTCGCAAATATTGATCGACTTCTTGATATAATTAATAAGATCATCAAGTTCACGGCTGCTTGGGCGGCCTGCGTAGAGAGCAAACAAGATCCAAGAGTTCTACTTAGTGGACATAAGAGATTGGTAAGAACAGCCACTGGCATAAAATTATTGCCTACAGGTGCTACTAGAAATATAGGCGGAACTAGTGGTTCTGGTACTGACATTGGTATTGGTATCTATGATAAGAATGGTAATATTGTTCAACAATCAGAATCAACAATAGGAAAGAGTACATCAACTGAAGATATCACAAATCCATTATCAACAACAGGACTCAATATTCTACTTACCAACTATCTAGGAAAAGATAGTACTACAACAAAGAACATAATTTCCTCAATCGATGATTGTTCATGCGACAATGCTCTATCTGTTGATGAACTTCACGAAATTCAGCGTTTCTTTAAGGGGTGATTCACGTGAAAATGCCAAAGTTTGTTGAAAATTTCTTAGCACGTCAAGGATACTCAAGAGAGATCATTCTCCGTGATGCTCCTTCGAACAGTTCTGCTTCTAGTAAGGTCAAAGCTATATTTAAGGCTGCAGTGCTTAAGTTTAAGACCGATCTTCAATCTAGAAACGCGAAATTGTTAGAACAAGAATATGATTTTAAGACTATACGAAGTGCTATCGATGTTGAGTCTATTCTTCGTCAGGCAAAAGAAAAGTTTTTACAACTTATGTGGAAGAATGGATATAGTTTTATTGGGAAAAATGTGAATAGTGTTGATTATGTAAAACTTCGTCTAGCTCAGATTGCTATTATCACGGGAACTCCTACTTCTGTTCTTCTTGATAATATAGCCGATGAACTTATTACATATAACAACGTTTTTATAGTAGCACAGCGAGACGCTGCCAATGCAGGCGGCGGCAAGCCATACATGAACGTTTATGGAAAAAGTGTAAATCCTATCGCTGGACTCTTTCTTATTCCCGCTTCTCACACCAAACCCTTCATTGATGACAAAACGGGTAGACTATTGGGTTGGAAGGTTGAAGGATTCAAGGGAGAGGACGATAAGTTCTTCCTAGCTGAAAGTGTCATCCATATTTACATGTCCCGTGTTACTGGAAATAGAACGGGTACACCAATGATGCTTCCTGTCCTTGATGACTGTCGTGCTCTTCGTAAGATGGAAGAGAATGCGGAAGCTCTCGTTTATCAACATGCTATTCCACTCTTTAAATATATTGTTGGTAATGAAAAAAATCCAACCGAAGATGAAAACGAAATCGCTGAAGTAAAAACTCAGATAGAAGGTTCGGATCCACATGGAATGTTTGTCATTCCATTCAACCACGATATTATTGCTGTTGGTAATGGAGCATCTCCAATTGAGGTTGATCGTTATCTTCGATACTTTAGACAACGTATTATCTCAGGGCTTGGTCTATCAAGTGTTGCCTTTGGTGAAGGCGATAGTGCCAATAGAGGTACGGCCATTGTTCAAGATAGGGGTCTTCAGGATGGAGCCAAAAAGTTCCTTGGAACTATTAAGACGTTCTTTGATGAACTCATTATTAGGGAGTTCTTACAAGAAGGCGGATTTAACATCATGGATCCGCTTGATCAGGTTCATCTCTTTACGCCTGAGATAGATGTTGATGCGAAGATTGCCAAAGAGAATCATGTTATGGGACTTTACCAAGGTAACTGTATTACAGAGAACGAGATGCGAGCTGAATTGGGTAGAGATCCAGTATCTGAGACAGATCGTGAACTAATGTACTGGAATCTTGTTGGAATTCAGAAAGCTCTAATCATGTCTGCTGATGAAGGTTCTGGATTAGGTGTCACTGGTGGTGTTGGTGGAGGTGCTAAACTAGATATACCAAAAGGTACTGCTGTAAAGATTAGGCCAGTTAATCAACAAGGAACAAAGACTAGTAGTAAACCAAAAGCCAATGACTTCATTGAGAATTCCATCACCAACCTATACATGATGCTTTCTGAGGGTTATGATAATATGATAGGAAATATCATGACTAACATGAATAGTGGAAAAAGCGATGGAATTGAGAAAATCATCAAAGATCACACCCAGAAGATGTATAATAAAACGAAGTTTGTCATCGGAAATATCCATAATGAGGGTTGGATAGTTAAAAATAGCGAAAGTGCTCCAGAAACCAATATGATTCCTTCACTTGAGGATAAATACGCAGAAATGCTGCAAATTCTCGGGAAGGATGCTACTATATTATTGGAGACACATAAGCAAACGGCATCCTCACGTACAGATGGTCAGTCTGATCAGGTGGGTGATGTCGTAAATATTTTTGATACCCTAAGATTTAGACTTAACCTTATCACCAAAACCATTGTCCAGAAAGCATTCAATGCCGGATCGATATCCGCTATGCTCAAGGGTGGACCTGTAACTATATCTGATGGAAATGGGAGTTGCGGACACCAGTTACTGGAAGTTGTTGAAAACATCACTGACATAAGTCAGATTCCACCGCACGGCCAGAATTGTAAATGTGGTTTGGCCAAGAAGGAGCAAAAATGATTATTCGAGACTCTTATAAACTTGTCCTCCCAGAAGATAAGGCCATCCTTGATACTGTCAAGACAGAAATGACGGTCATTAAAGATAATCAGGGCGTTCCTGCTCTTGAGGTCGTTATTGATGCATCACATGGTGGATATGTCAACGCCAATTATAGTCTATATACAAAAGAAGGACAACAGGCTGGCGCCAAATCCTTTATAACACCATTTCCTAAACCAGTTTTAGTCGAACATGATGACTCGAAGCCACCTATTGGAAGAGTTGTTGATTCCCAGTATGTGGACATTCCAGTAGATCAAGCACAACTCGTGGCAGCAGGTAAAAAGGGACGACCAACATCAAAAGTTACAGTAAAGGCCCTTATTACTGATATGGACGCGATGCAGAAACTAATGGATGGTCGTTTTATGACTGTATCCATTTCGGGCCGCCCAAAGGTTGCCCCTATCTGCAGTATCTGTGATAAAGTCGTAGATGGTCCATTTGGTTGTGAAGATGGTCACGTTCGTGGAAAAGAATATGATGGAAAACTCGCTTATTATAAGATTGGTGAGATGAGTTACTCAGAAGTCTCATTTGTTAATAAGCCAGCTGATCAGTCCGATTCACATGCTGCTCTCATCACATCAATCAAAGCAGTCACTGCGCCTGCACTCGTTAATCCGGGTGATAGTCAGACTGAAAAAAAGGTTGAGGATGGAAAGCAGATTAGTGACTCTGAAGTTTGCCCAGAATGCGAAGATAAGTTCTGGACAGATGCTGAGATCGCTGAATTAAAACCAATCTCCGACGAGTATGATCAGGAAATTCTAAAAGATGAGATGGGCGATGCAAAACTATCAGCAGAACAAAGAAAAGGTCTAAAGTCCTCAACATTCTGTGGACCTAACCGTAGTTTCCCTGTTCCTGATTGTGCCCATGTCACTGCCGCAAAGAGATTGATTGGTCGGGCCAAAGCTAGTGAGTCTACCAAATCAAAGATCATGGCCTGTGTTAATCGCAAGGCGAAGGGGATGAGTTGCAGCACTGGCGACAATGCCGAGTCAGCCCTTGTCCTACTTGAGGCAGCAAAGAATGAACTTCTAGAACAAGTTAAAGTTTTAACGGAACAAAAGAAACAAGCAGAAGAAGCCCTTAAGTTAGCCACTGAGAAGATTGATCAGACAATGAACAGTCTTACAAAGATGGAAGATGAACTTAAGAAGATCAAAGAAGAATTCACCGCAGAACAGACAAAAGTTGCAGTAGCGGCAACACAGGTTGCGGCAGCAGAAGCACAACATAAACAAGACCTAGAACAGAATACAGGGCTAATTGCCCAGCTTAGGGAAAAGATCGCATCCAACATCGTTGGTATGTCTCTTCTTCTTAAGAAAGATGGTCTCCTCAATGTATTTGGGGGGAACACAGTCGAGGACAGAGTGAAGAGTTATAATGCCTCTCTCTCCAAATACAAGGATACGCCACTTGAAGATTTAGTCAAGCTGGAAAAGCAACACCTCGATGAGCTTACAAAAATAACCATGGTAGGCCATAACATTGGGCCCGTTTCAGGGCCAGATAGCGATCCGATGATCGCTGAAAAAATCAATGCCTACACGAGTCGCAAAAAGCAACTCAGCGACTGGTGGAATGGCTAAGCCCTAAGGAGGCTAACGAACATGGCAAAACTAAACTTTAATACCAATGAAACACCAAGAACCGCTCTTCGGGCCATCCAGGATGTTGCACTTGGCAGAACAATTGGTGATTTGGAAGTTTCAGAAGGCACAAATCCACATCTTCCAACCTATCCATACAAGTATCTTCCTGTGATGGTTATCGACAACGCATCGGATGAAGGTATTGTTATGGTTAAGGGAACCATTGTTTCTCTACTTACCAACCAGACAAATCTGGTTGATGGTATCCCAGCTTCAGGTATTCCTGAACCCATCACAAGCGGTAACATTCCCGTCACCGATGATGCAACAACCGCAGCAGTTGACTGGATCGTGGCCAACATTGACGACAATATCTTCGGATATGAACAGTCAATCATTGGTCTTCTCGTCCCAGCCAATGGTGGAACAGCTAGTGAGATCCCTTATAGCGCACTAGACACCACCGTCGCTACGTTTGCTGATGCTGGCACTGCTCCTCTTAACCTCGGAGCCAACATGCCAGTCGGTGTGGTTTATCAGGATGTCTATCAAGATATTCGTGGTTTCAGTCTAAACTATCAAATGCATGACGTCTATGGTTATGCTTCCCGTGGTTTCATCAACGTTCCATTCGTTGATACCGCTGCGGTAACAAACTTTGGTAGCTCAGCTGATCTTCAAACAGCCACATTGGACACAGCCTCACGTTACAACGCTGTATGGCGTAAGTTCGCATTTTTCTACTTCTCTCATGCGAATAATGGTGGAAGCTCAGGCCAGATCCTTCGGTCAGACCTTCTCGGTAAGTTCGTTCCTCAAGGAACAACTGCCACCACTGCTGTAACAGCGCAATCCGTGGGTCGTCTCCATGCCTGCGATAGCAGATTCCCTAAGGATCTGGTATCTACGGTACAGACTTACCCCGGTAGCAAAGTTACCGGAACAGACACGGCTGGACTTCCTGCCATGCTTTATCATTTTGCCAAGGCTTGCCTTGAACAAGATGGAACAGCACGGACCAACACACAGATTCTTGTGGATGTCCAAAATGGAAACTTCGGCCTCGCTCGGATCGGCCTGATCCTCTAATCGCAGAGCCAAGACCACCTAGGAGGAAAATTAGATGGACAAACTAACAAAAGAACAAATGGGCCAGGCTGACAAGCTCTATGGCGTCTTCACAAACCATGGTCTCATGGTAGACAAAGCAGGTTCTCAGTCCAATGTAACTATTAAGGAACTGAAGGACTTGATCACCCAAGAGGATATTCTACCCCTCCTACCACGCGTGGTCACCAGAGTTATCGCCGAAGCCATTGAACCAAACCTTCTCATCGTTCCCAACCTATTCACCCTGCTCAACATCCCCACCGCTCAGCATATCGAGATTGGGGCTATCGGGGCTTTAACAGCTTCCAAGATCGCCCAGGGCCAGGAGTTTAAATCAGAGACGCTCTCCTATGATGTCAGTGGACAGTCAGTCGCTATCACCGTATCCAAGTACGGTCTTGCTGTTAACATCGCGCAAGAAGTTATCGACGACAGCCAATTCGACATCATCACCCTCTGGCTTCGTGCAGCTGGTGCAGCACTTGCCCGGCTTAAAGAGTCCCTCGGCATGAAGCTTATCGACACCATGGGAACAACGGTGTTCGATAACGCGAACCCAACATCATCAGAACTCGGAATCCTTACCGGCCGTAACATTGCTGGTACTGCAAACGGCACAATGACGCTTAATGACCTCTTCGACATGTATGTCTATGGCGCTCAGCGTGGATTCGTTCCAGACACGATGCTCATGAACCCTCTGTCTTGGAAAGTGTTTGCTTGCGACTCCCTGATGAAGGAAGTTGTCATGAACGGCGCGGTCCTTGCCTCACGAAGAATGCCTCTCGGCACCTTCGCACCAGGCTGGCCAGCGTGGCAGGGTGGTCTGGGCTATAAACTCGGCCCAACGGGAAGCGAAACCGCCGGCGCAAGCCAGTGGACCAACGCTCTCAACCCACTCGGCGCAACCTTCAACGTGCCTCCACAACAGGTCCTTCCTTCTCCACTGAAGGTCATTGTGACCCACGTTGTTCCGTTCCAGGCTCGTGGTACCCAGGATCCTCTCTGTAACGTCATCCTCGCTGATAGCCAGCGTGCTGGCGTGCTTGTGCAGAAAGAAGATCCAACAACCTCAGAAGCTGATATCTTCAGCCGTGAGGTCCACTCCATTCATATCTCTGAGAGATATGGTATGGCGATGTTCGACCAGGGCAAAGGCGCCTGGGTTGCTCGTAATGTGGTTGCTGGTCAGAACTACGTGTTCGAAAATGCGAATGCGCAGACTCTAACCGCTCTACCAGCTACACTACCCGCAGGAACGCTGTAATTCATTAAATTGGATCGGGTGGCGTCATTGGGATCGCAAGGTCTCTTTGACGCCACCATGAATCCATGGGAGGAATTGAAATGACTGATACCAAGGATCAATCTGTAAAAGATAAGGAACTTCTAAAGGGACTAGTGGGGAAAGTGGTGAAACTCTCACTCTCTGCAGGTCCCTTTTTCTTCGAGGATAACAGCCAGTACGTGCTTAACGCACAACCAGAGACAGAAGGTAAGCAGAGCGAATTTCAAAATAGCTCTGTTGTACTAAAAGAAGGCTGGAAACTCGAGTGTACTTTGAAAAACATTAAGGCCGGCCAACTACGGGTCTATGACGATAAGGGAAATGATATTACCACCCAGTTTGGTGGTCCCCTTGCTCCTCTTGGACGTAAAGCTCGTCCACTAGTGACCAGCGGCATTGCACAATATGATAAAGACGATCAGCGCGATGTAAAGTTACGCAAGATTCTCGATAATATCAATGAAAAGGAAGTTGTTCAAGTAATTGCTAGTAACAAACTACCTTTCGAACTTCTTGAGAGGATCTTTCAACTAGAGTTATCTGGAGAAAATCCAGCATATAGGTCTCGAGCGACGGTTATTGATGGAATTCGCGAACTTATTAAAGGGCAAACAGGAATTGGTGCCATTAAAGTAGAAGAGAGCGAAGAAAAGGTAACAACCTCGCGTAGATAACTGAGCCGAAGGAGGTCTCGTGGCTACAAGGATACTTAGTACTAGTCCAGCGAGCCGGGCCACGAGTGTAGCGCGGAACGTCTTTTTAACGGCCCAGTTCGAAGTCGATCTTGATCGTAACTCGATCACAGATCTCACAATCTTGCTTGTTAAGACAAGCGACCGAACTATTGTTAGTGGAATTGCCGACTACATTCTTGGAACAAGAACAGTCACATTCCAGTTAGCAAGTCTGCTGGAAGCCAACACCGAATATACATGGATTCTCGTTGGTAGAGCAGAAGGAATCAAGACACTAGTTGGGCAAGAGGCCCTATCTGCCAATGAGCAGATTGCCTTTAAGACAGGAACGGAAATTGATCCTGGAATTCCTCTTGCACCAGCTGATGCTGTAGCCGGCGATATACCTGCTTTTGAGGGTGGCGCTGGTATCTACACTACGGTCTTTGGAAGAACTGGTGAAGCTGTAACTCATTCTGTTACAACAGCTGGTCAGGTTGGTCCTTCTGGACAACTCTTCCCAGCCCCAGCAGGCTCAGCGATCTATCTGGCCCTATCAGGATCAATAGATCTAGATCCTATCACATTAAGTGGAACAGTCCCAGGAAATGGCGATCATCTTCTACTTCTTGATGATATGTCAACAATCGAAGTTGCATTCAGTGATGTTCCGGTAAATACTGGACTCACGAATGGTGGAATTGAGATTGTTGCCGAGGATCTTCTTGAACTTGATGTTACACAGCCAACATGGACAGTAACAACATCAGATAATAAACTGATTGTTACACCAAGCTCTTGGCGTGGTGGAACAGAATACACAGTTACTGTATCGAGTGAGATATCTGGTAATAACAGTGAAGCGTTGGGAGAAGATTATAGTTTTAGCTTCAGTGTTCGTCCCGAGTATTATTTCACGACAGTAAAGATGGTTCGGGCTAATCTTGGTTCAGCAATATCCAAGATTCCAGATGAAGATATTGAAATTCTAATATACGAGAATAGTCTCTGGACTTATGAACATTCAGCGGCAACGTTTGATGTTGATGCTCCACCTATTTATGTAAAAGATTATGTTCTTTGTAAGACAAAGTTTGATGTTCTCAATACTGCCCTTATGGGAACTGACTCCGTCACGCGTGAGCGTATAGGCGAGGTTGAGTTTCAATATGGTGATAGTCTTGGAACAAAGTTCAAAGAGAAGATTGCTGAACTAAAAGCTTGTATAGAAGATAACAAGATTCAGATTCTCTCACTTGGACGAAGAACTGTCGTTGGAAGTGCTGTAAAGGCGGGTGCCTTTACAGGACGACCTGGTCGAGATGTTACCTGGAGACGCATATCAACTGATGGTAGTTTCAAGAACAAGAATGCACCTGGCAATGATCTATGAGCTTTGCAGACAACTTCAAGCGAATGATAGAGAATTCCAGAGGTGGAACTGGACAATGGATTGTTGTCCGACACTTTTCTAATACGAGAAGCGAGTTCTGGAACGAAAAGTCTCAAGAGGCAATAGGCGGACCACCTAACACATACACAGATACTATAGTGTTAAGTGCTAAACAGTTGGCCTTTGAGATTGGACGACCATCATCGAAAACAGGACTTGAGGTTCTTCAAGCTGTTAATAGCGAGATTGATTCCTATAAGTTTTTCCTAGATGGTAATACGGATATTAAAGCAGATGATGAGATCTTTGACTTAGATGCATCAGGTCAGTCAACACCAATAGTTGATTATACTGGTAGTGGTAATGGTGCTACGATAATTGGCCGATACAAAGTATCATTGGTCAATGTTTATCGTGTGGGCAATCGTGGCGAAAATACTTACACGATAGCAATAGCAAAGAGGTACTACGCCGAATGAGTGATATCAGTGATGTTCAAATTAGTCTAGAAGGTCTTGCACAGAGCGAAGAAGAAGCAAGGAACACTGTTGCAGTTTCTGGACCAACGAGTGGTGTAAGGGCTGAAGGAAATCTTGATATTCCAGGCCTTACTGACCTCTTATACACAATGCTTAAGATAGATTGTCCTAGTGTTTTCTTCGTTCCCGCTTATCCAAAATATCTGAAGATCAACACGCGCGAGAACAATGAGACAATGGATAATCCAGTGCAAAAATTTAAATCAACAATCTCTTATCGTATAATTCGAAGAGAACCAGCAACGATAGGTGGAAATAAAGAACCGTTCGGAACTGGACAAAAGGATTTTCGACCTAAAGAGAGAATGCGGGTTGGAAACGCTGATGGGACGCAAACAACCGTTTATGGTCAGCGATTTGATAATCTAATGCGATTTGACATCTGGTGTCTTACCAACACAGAAGCAGAAACATTAGTCAATTGGTTTGAGCAATATTTAAGAACAAGAAGAGCTTTTTTAAGAAACATGGGCGTCGATGAAATACTTTTTTGGTCACGCGGAGAAGACCAGACTGTCGGCGACTTCGATAACAGACTCGAGCGAAGATCTCTAACGTTTTTC